TCTTAATGCTAAACTTGCATCAATAGTAGAACCTTCACCTTGATAGTTAAGATTAACTCTTTGCATATATTTTCTTAATCCTGGATCACCCATTACCATATCTGGTGATCTATATACTGCTTGAATTGAATTGTTTGCAGATCCTGCTGCAAATGTATTTCCTGTTTCCATTTTATAAAGAAAACCATCAAAACCACCAAATACTTGTGTTTCAACTCCACTTATAAAATCAGAATCAGTACATGCTGGTTTAATACCAACCATATCTGCATATTCAAATCCAATAGATCCTACATTAGGATTATTTTTTAATACACCAATAATACCTTTTGATGATCCTTGTGATCCACCTGTTGTTGGATAAAATAATCTATATTGTGATTTGGATCTAATAACCATTGAAGATATTCTATTTAAACCTATTTCATCAATTCTTGATTGTATTTGTCTAGATATAGATCCAAGTTCAACGTCACCAATTCTTGCTGTACCTGCAATAGTTCTTAAACCATCAGGTGCTAAGAATATAACATCACCACCAATCTCTTGAATACTACCACCATCTCTACAACCAATATTTCTTGTAACTTCTTGTACTGC